CCTTTCGTCCTTTTGCAATGGTATCTTTTTGGCAATGGCGCGGCCAAAACGCTCGGCCATCTGTGTGTACGTCATGTAGACGCGTTTCCCCACCGCAACCACTTCTGACCATGTGCGGGCATTTACAGGAAAAATAAAAAAATCTTCCCAATGAATATAATCAATGGGAGTACTCTCTCGTGCAATTTCGTCGTCAGTAGCTTCCAGCTTTTCGTCAGTCTGATCCAGTAACTCACCGTCTTCCCCATACAAATCAGGTTCAAGCATCCCCTGATTGTCTTTCATGTCGATGCTATCTTCTCCGTGAAGGGATAGACCAGCCGAAAATTCAGGCTCATAACGAACCCACGCGACACCCCTACCCGGAAGCAGGTAGTCATTCACGACCTGACACATGGCTTCATGGAAGCCGCAAATTTCAATCTCGTTCCTCAATGCCCGTTCAAGGATTTGCGCGGCCCCAAGCGCGATGGGATCTTTGTCACCAAATCGGCGCTCAGCCACCGGCACTGGGGAACGCCCATAAATGGCTGGCTTCAAAATCTCAACATTTGCCCACAACGAGCTGTATCGACGGCGTTCGTCCTCGTCCACACGGTTCCGCTCGTCACGGTAGCGTTGCTCAACCTTGCGGCCACGCTTCAAGAATTGCATGTACCGCTTGTCTTTGCCGGACTTCTCAATTTGATCATGCCAGAAAGAGGCAAGGCGTGCCGATTCGGTCCCGCCATTTTCACCGGCCAAGGGATCAAGATCGATTTCCATTATTCTTACCTCAGTGAATTCTCAAAATGCCCCGTTTGCGGCGCTCTTCGTTATCAACAAAAAGGTCTTCAAGAGTTACGGTGCATTGCGATGGATCAGTTGATAGTAACTTAACTGGTTCTTTCTCGCTAGATGATTTTTCCGCTGGAATCATTTTGTCCAAAACTTGACCAATCAAGCTGAGTGCGTCCACCTGATCGTCGAACTTGCCTGCATCAAAACTAAGAAGTTCACGTCTGAATTCGGCAAACCAAGGGGCGGCAAAGGGGCAATAGAGGCCGTTTAGGGCCATGCGCCCAATGATGGACTGTGCGCGTTGGGCTTTTGATTTTGTTGATGGGAATTGCGCACGCATCACATAGGCTTTGCGTTCACGCATCCGCTTAACCAAGAAGGGGCCAACGCCCTTATTGATTTGCCCAGTTTCCTCTGCCCACCCCATTGGCTTCCAAGTTTTGACAAGATCACAAAACGCTTCGACCCAAACATCAGATGATTCTTGTTTGCGCCATAGATCAAGAACATAGATGTTGTCTTTGTTGTCCACGCCCACCACAATATGAACGGTGTAGTTTTCTCGGTCTTTGGTAACGGCGTAGTCGGAAGCGCCGTAAATATTCAAATCGTCACGTTCCATGTTCTTTGGCAGACCAGTTCGTGGGTTTGCCTCGTACGTCTTGAACCATTCAGACTTGAAATAGGTGCCCGTCTCAGGGGCGGGCCGTTGCTGATACAAAGAGGACCAAGTGCGGGGGTTGCGCTGGGGGGAGCGAAACATCTCCTCATTGAACCATTCAGGCCAGAGAATATCACCTATCTTCCTACTAAGAATGTCATCGGTACGTTCACAAACGGCAGGCAAGCAGACGACATACCATTCGTTGCCATCTCTGCATTGAATGGGGCCACTCTCACCATTGTAGTTTTCAGGCAAAATCCGTCCAGCAACATCATCCTCGTGCCACCTTGTAGTAATCCCAATTTCAAAAGCGTGAGGCTTTTTCCGGGTAAGGAGAGATTCAATGTATTCATCCCATGTTTTCTGCCTGACAAGAAACGAATCGGCTTGTTCACGGCCTTTGATCAAGTCGTCCCAAATAATGCCGTCAGCACGGTTGCCGGTAATGCCGGTCAAGATGCCGCGTGCAAGAAATTCACTGCCGTTGGTTAATGACCATTCGTCTGCCGCCGCACTTTCCTCTGAAAGTGCGGTGTTAAAAATGCGCTGGTAAATGGGTTGCTGAATAATAGCACGAGCACGTCGGCCAAATTTGCGGGGCAGGTCTGATCCGTAGCTTGCTAAGATGATATTAGAGCTTCTGAAACGACCTAAAAAATAGGTTGGGAAGACTACAGAGGTATAAATAGATTTTCCAGCCCCCGGTGGCCACATACCAAGCAGTCGTTTGATTTTCCCATCCGCTACTTTTTGCAGGCAATCAAGCCACAGTAAGTGGTGCGCGCTGAACAGGTACTTGCGGGGTCTGAACTCTTCGATTTCAGTTTCTTCGTCCTCACCGTCACGCACCGGGCCACTAGGTATGTTGATCAGACTAGTGTAGGTGAGAAGGTCGCTTCTTGCCCTGTGGCGCTTTTGGAACTCCAGTTGTAAGTTCTTCAACTCGCTTGAGAGTGTTTCGAATTCGCCGTTCAAGTTCGTCGCCAGTAATCTCTTTCGCTTTGCCATTGTTCAAGCTCGCTGACATTGTAACTTGAGACGCTTTGCCGTAACCACGGTCAAGGATGACTGCCGACGCAGCAATGCGTGCGGGCTCAGGGGCACGTTTGTTTTGTGAGATCTCGATCAGTGTTTTCATTGCATCACTGGCGCTCTCACGAGCGAGCTGGGTCAATTCATGCATCTCGAGAGCTATTTTTTTCTCTTCCTTCAACTGCAACCGTTTGCGTTTCATAGCTTCTGGCCTGTATGCTAGGTGATCAAGATCGCCAAGACGATGCCTTGAACGATAGCAATTACCGAACTTGCCGTATGGATTAAGCTGCTTGCCAGCGGGCACCGCACCGTCACGCAACGCATTAAGGCGCTTCTGGCCTTTAACAGGGTGCAATATGCCTTTGGGTCGCCGCTTCGTGTGTGGTTTGGGCAGCAAACGCGCGATAGTGGACGCAAGTTTGTTTCCTGACATTGCAATCAATCAAGTGGTGGCAACTGCCAGCTATCTATATTGCTGTCTGTTAAATCTTCAATAGCTGCTTCAGCATATGCAGCTTTTAATCCTATCTCAGCAAATGCTGCATCAATGGCCTTTGCTTTGTTGAGGTAAGCACTATCCTCAGGCGTATGCTCTTCAGGCGGCCTCTTCAGGATATTCTGACAAAGCGTGCGCCACAGGCGTTGCTTCCTGAAGGGCATTACCTTCTCAATTGCTTTCCTTTCGGCCTCACGAAGCCGTTGAGTCAATATGGTCTTTTTGTCCTCAAGGGTTAGCTGAGGGGCATTCAGCTCCTCAGCTTTTTGACGATCGTCGATGATTTCATAATCAGGGACGTATTTGTCGGGTTTACCCTTCACCTGTATGCGTTTGATGGATGCCTCGACCAGCGGGTGGGCCGTTGGCCGTGGCTTCCCGACTTGCAGATTGAAGGCGTGCAACCGCTCAATGTGCTTTTCAACCTCTGACTTGAACAAGTCGGGGTTGCTTAACTGTGATAGAAAAATTTGCCGTGTCATAACTTCCTCAACCCTATTCTATGGCCTTTAGTGGTGCTGCTCAGTTTGCGGCCTTGACCTTGTTTCGGGATACTTACTGCCGATTTGACCGGGGGCACCTTTTGGCTTGGTGCCTTGAATTTGACGCTCTTTGGGCGCTTTGCCTGTGCAAAGCCCGCAATGCCGGACATCTTTCCGGGGTGCTGCGGCACACGCTTCGGCGTCTTGTTGGCCAACTTGGCATTTGGAAAAAGGGGCTGGTCAGCAATTTGTTTTGTAGAAACTGCTGGCTCAGTGCTGTAGTAAGGATTTGTTGGCCGCGTCCTGATCCGGCGTTTCATTTTCGTTTGCCGATTTGGTGCGCCCCAGAATGGCCAGATACCCGCAAGGAGCCTTGGCGCTGCGTCCCCTTAAAACCGTGGGAAGTCTTTGGGGTGTTCCTGAAATGGCTCTGCCCCGGTTTGTAACTCACATCGGGGTTGGCATGTTTCTTAAGAGCCTCTTTTTCTCGCATCCGCTTTTCACCGGCCTTATCCTGAATGCGATCTACTGCTGAATCTTCGTACTGACTGACAGGGATGCCCTTGCGTTTTGCTCCGGCATAGTCTTGCTGCATATCCTCATAAGAACCTTCGTAACCCTTCGGTTCTTCAAAAGCTACTGCAATTGGTGTTACGCTAACCTTCTTACCTTTAGTCATTTTCCTGTTCCTTAGGGAAGTGGTTTGCGACTCGTTTAGACCGGGGCTACTCATGAGCATTAAGCTTTGGCTATTTCGACAGCATATGGCCCTTTCGGGCCATTCTCAATCTTGAACTTAAGTTTGTCACCGGGGTCGAGTGTAATGACAACTAAATCTTTGGAAGCAATAAAACCGGATTCTCGCAAACGTTTGCTGTGAACGAAAATATCTTTCCCGTCACAAATGACAAAGCCGTAACCCTTCAATGGGTCAAACCATTTGACGGTGCCGACCACCCGATTGTCTTCAGACATTGACAGCCCTCTGTAAAAGAACACAAGGAAGGCTGCAATTTACAGTTTGATCGCAAATAAAGTCAAGGAGTTGGAGCTGGAGGTAGGATTCGAACCTACGTTGGGCATAAAGCCAGCAGATTACAAATCTGCTACCTTCGACCGCTCAGTCACCCCAGCCTTAACCTTTGCAAGCACTTCCGGCTTGAACCATTTCATTCTATGCGTCTTGATCTGACTGTTCAAGACGGCAAGGAAAACTTGATCTGACTTGCCCCTTGGGATGCCAACCAGCCTTGAGATCGCCGGACGGGACGTTTTTGGAAATAATGCCTCCAAGGCAAGCGCGGCATAAGCCCGTGCCTTGGAACTTTCCAAATTTTTTGATCCATAATCCGTCGCAGCAGCAATAGGATCAGCCCCTACCAATTTTGATGCAGTTACCATGGCTGCGGCTACTTGATCAGCTGTTGGGATTTCAGGCAAAGCATCGTCCACAAGCATTGTGGTCTCATTGTGCTTCTTTGGTTCTACCCTGACGGGCTTATCGTCATAAATGGGCGTCCACGGCTTAAAGGTTGCCAAGGCTGACCTGTCAGGTGTTGGGTCACCCAAATTCAATTTGTCTGATTTCGGCTCAAGCTTGAACCGATGATAATAGGCAACAATCGTGTTCCTGTTGACGTTCAGCTTGCGGGCTGCTTCACGGCAGCCAACGTCAGCATCAAAACACTGCCGGATCTTTTCAATTTCTTCTGGCTTCAGAACATTCATGTCAGCTACCAACGCCCTCAATCTTGCTGTTATCAGACCTGCCTCGTCTGGATTAAAGGGTGGTTGAAGGTACACTTCAACCAACCTTCGACGTAACAGTTTGAACTCGTCAGGGGAACTGTCAAGCAAGACTATTTACTCTTTTTGGGCCTACGTGCGGTAGAAAACGCGACAGCCACGGCCTGTTTGTCAGCCTTTGCCTTGCCAAACTTACGTTCCGTCTTGGCGAACGTCTTCCCCTTGTGGAACTCCCGTATATTGGAGCTGATGGTTTTCTTGCTTTTGCCTCTCTTAAGGGGCATCTCATTTTGCCTTCTTAACCCGATTTAAACGTGGATTAGCTTTGCGTGCTGACTTACCAGCATGCCGAGTAGCATTGGCAAGAATGGCACCGGCTGCATTCTTGGAAACGCCTTCCTTACGTGCAATCTTGTTTTGGACTGCGGAAAAGCCGGGATGTTTCTTACTGTGTTTCATTTTAGAATTCTCCTGATTACAAAGTATTCACCAATGATCGGATTAAATCCAATCACCCCGTCACGATACAATTGAAAAGCGGCCCGTTCAAGTGAGCCGTGACATTCCGTATGTTTTCTAGCATCGGGGAAAACATGAAGATTTTTTCTCATTATTATTTGTAAGCATACCACCAATAATACGCACACGTCGTAAGCATGACTTTCCACGCTCCTTGCCAAATAATCGTATTTTCCTGTTGAGATGGTTGATTACTTCCTGTCAACTGATGGTTGATTACTTCCTGTCAACTTCTGTACGCGCAATTTATGTTAACTGCCAACCTTTCACCACGCAAGTGGAGGCCAACTTGAACACTGATGCCCACCGTCTGGACGACATATATAAATTCTTCAGAAAGCAAAAGAGACTGCCAGATACAATACCGACTGTGTTCAAATTCATTTGCTGGATTGGGTTGGCGTGGAGATTTACAGCAGACATCGTCTATCAGTTAGCCTTTTTGAACAAATCAGATGCGGAAGTGGAATTAGTCATCCCGGAAAGGTTACGGCCAAGGCTGCTGGGTCTGACCTCCCAATACAAGGGCGCTTATTTCGTTATGATGGAAGCAAAATATTCTTCACAATTGGGCACAAGCATTTTGATGGCAAAGGTCTATTTGTTGGCTTTTGTGGTCTTTTTCATAATGGCAGCCTCCTTGATACCCAAGATCATTGTGACAATTAGAAAGATGAAACGATGGCGCATCCAGTAAACATAAACGATAAATTTAAAAAGATGGTCCAAGCCTATGAAAATTGGAGGAAATTAACGGGCGCTTGAGGAAGTAGGATTGGGATTCGACGTAATGGAGGCAGCATGGCGGAACTGGCTGAACTTCCACTATGGTTTGGAATGTGAAGAACCCCATGAGCGGTTTTGCAATTTCGTTGATCCCAAAAATGAATGTTATTTTAATTATTGGAACGATTCAGACTGCTGTGACATAGACGATGAGCCCTACACCTACACCCCCGAATGTGCCACACGCTTCAAAGGGCTTGCCGGGCCGCACCACCATGCTCTGATCAAGGCATGGTACGCATTACATCCATGGAAGTGACCAAATGCCAGAACTGGTTAAGGTGCCGGGGGTAAAGCTTGACCGTGCCTATATGCGGTGGAAGGACGTTATTGGGATTGAGGTCTATGGCCGCTGCTTGCAGCTTGGGTTCAGGGGCTTCCTATGCGCTCAAGAACAACTTCCACTAATATTCCCAACCAATGACCAATTCAGTTATCAGGCACCGTTTGATGACTGGTATCTTACGGTGCAATCAGCACGGATGATTGATGTCATGTGTGGGCCGCATTGGTACGCCTATTTGAAATACCGCAAAAGCCATATAAAGAAACTTCTGTAGAAGTGTTTCAAAATTTTGCTGCGCATTCCAAGCAGAGGATATGGCCATGGCCACACAGGGGGTGACCATTTTCTCATCTAGTTGATTTCTTCTGATCTCCTGATTTTCGTAATTCAATTCTTCGGTACTACCTTGACATG